GTTGTGGTTTGTTTATACGTCTAAAACTACGCCCAAATAAAGAAAAGCACAGAGCATCAAGAACTGTACTTTTACCGGCACCATTTGTACCAACAATTAAATTTGTTTTATTTTTGGTAAAATCAATTTCTGTGTATTGATTACCAGTAGACAACAAATTTTTATATTTTATAGTTTTAAATAAAATCATAATCAGAATCAGGAGGAATTACAATATCATTTGATGTAATAAGGGTATACTGGTATCCGTGCATTTCACAAGTTTTTATCATTACCTCATCTTCAATTTCAATCACATGCATTTCTGGATATCCGTCTTCTTCTAACATCATAGCATACCGAGTTGCATCGTCCTCTTCTTGAAAGAGATATAAAATGTGCTCTCCATCATCATCAATTACCGAATATGCACCTTCTTTTTCTCTTCCGTTAATTGTTAGAATAAACATCAGACTATTTCACATGCTTCTTGATATATTTCTCCAAGCATTTTTTGAAGAATTGACTTATCAAGATTAACTTCTGCTTCCTCAATATATCTATTCAGAACAGAAATAGTATCTTCAGATTCAAATGCTTCAAAATCTTCAGATACTTCTATTGCAAAATTTTCTACTACTTTAAGTTCAGCAATATTTGCATTATAGAGTTTATCTATAAATCTCTCAAATTGTTTAATGTCTGATTTTTTACGAACAATTACACGAACAATTTTATTTTCATACTCTCGCACATCAAATGTTTGATATGGAGTATCCTCATAGTATATGTTATAGAACATACGATAAGGATTATCAATATGAAAGTGCTCTAATGTTTCAGTATCAAAAATAGTAAATCCACGAGGATCATTTACATCATTCCAGTATATCTCATAAGGATTACCCAGATAGAAGACAGTTCCATTATCAGAACGAGTATGGTAATGACCAGAAAATACTTTTTTGAAGTTTTTAAAAATATTTGCTTCAAGTCCATGTTCATCCATTACTAGATTTTTATTTACTCTAAATCCTTGAAGTTCAAGATGCCCCATCACAACTTTTGCTCTGGTGTTCTTAATCAATTTAAATGATTTATCCTGATTTTCAGAATTGATCCAAGGAAGAAGGAGAATATTTAAACCACCAATATTAACTTCAGTTGGTTCAGAGTAGGTTGTGATGTTCCCATAATCTTTAAGCAAAAGTTCCGGAGAATTTACTTTATTAGAATTCTTAAAGTAAACATCATGATTTCCAGTAATTAAATGAACATTATATTTTGAAAGTGGTTCAAGTACAACTTTACGAGTCCAATCAAGTCCAACAAAATCAATTGACTTACGACTATCAAAAGCATCTCCCATATGAATAATAGTATCAATCCCATGCTGTTCCAGTGTTGGGAAAAAAACATTATTATAGAATTGCTCAAAATAATCTTGAAATAATCTTGAGGATTTTCTGGCACAGAAATGTGTGTCAGTTAAAATTGCTACACGCATCAGTTACGAAGTTTCGAATAAACGGAATCTTTGATTGAATTATAATCCGAATAGTTGCCGTTGTCAACCGTATTGTCGTCAGTGAAAACATCTGAATACCCAGAACGTTCAAGAATTTTATTTTTAATTTCTAACTGACGTTTTTCTCTTTGAATGCGACGAAGAAATGCAAAGTGAATGATTTGAGTAAAGTATGCAAAAGGGTTTTGTGATCTTTCTGGATTAAAGTTATGAATGTATTGGACGCAATTTTCAATGCCATCAGAAATCATATCTTCCTTAAACATATAGTTTACGAAGTTTGGTTTAAAGGAAAGGTGATTTGCAATCTTCAAAAAACACTCTCCAACATATCTGGGGATTTGAGGTTTTGTTTCCCATCTTTTTGCTCTATCTTCTTTCAGAGGTTCTCTTCCATGTAGTTGAATAAAAGTAATCTCCACATCCTCACGATACTTGATGAGTGCTGCAAGAAACTCCTTGTTATTAACGTAATGCTCTGACCTTTTTCTCTTGGCCATAACTGCTGTGGTTATCATAAGTTTTTATCATTATTATGTAGATATTATAACACTTATGTAAATGGTTGACAAGGTTTCAGAAACTCTGTATAATAACCTTTGTGAGGGTTCATAAGTTATATCTCTTTAATACTTTAAGAAAGCTTAAAGATCTTTTCTAATATTTCTTTAGCATCATTAACATTAGATATGTATCCCATTCTACGTGTAATCCTTGACTCATTATTTTTTTCTTTACCAGATTGACGAACATAAGATTGATACATCATTATCATTTCAATATCAGAAGACTCTGAAAGAGTAAGAACGTCTTGTAAGTTAATAATAAACATGTCTTCTGTAGTAGTCTTTAACCAGGGTTCTATTTTATATCCCACTGTTTTAGATCTATTTTTTATTTCAGAAACTACTATGGGGTTCGAAACAATTAACATAGTTCTATCATTTTCTTCTGAAGCTGCCACCTTAGCAAATATTTCTTCACCTGTTTTTAATTTAAGAGTGCAGTAAAAATCCTCTTCTATCATTTCTTTAATTGTATTGTGAGTATTTCGTAATTAAAGTTCTCTTCGTTATATATTTTGATGCGTTCAATGAGATGATTTAAGGTGTAATTTTTTCTTGAATTATAAGTACAATCATCGGCAATATCATAAAGTTTGGCTTTATCTTTATTTTTTCCTTTTCTAAGTACTCTTCCAATTGATTGCAGGTTTCGTATTCTTGATTTAGATGGAGAAGCAAAGATTACATTATGTAGCATCTTAATATTTATTCCAGTACTAAAAACACCATAAGAAGCAACAATAATTGCGTTGTTTTCTCTTTCTGCAATTTCTCTCACCAACTCTCTTTCTTCAGTATCCACTCCACCATGAATAAAAAATACTTTACGTTCACCTTGCTTATGAGTATTTATCAGTTCGTAAAGTATTGCTCCGTGAGTTTCTACTCGACTATAAAGAACTAAAGTATTTCCTTTTAAATCTAAAGAAAGATTTGTGATAAATTTATTTCTCTGTTCATGACTAATTAGATATTGGATTTCATCTTCATAAGTTTCAAATTTTCGTGGTAAGTGCTTAAGAACAAGACACTGAATATTCAGTTCAGAAATATATCCTTGTTCCATCAACTCTATTGTTCTTGTAACTTTATATGATGGTCCAAACACACCTTCCAAAACCCATTTATGAGTTTGAGTTCCATCTAAAGTTCCTGTAAATCCAAATCTATACTTTGCATGATGAAGTTTGGTCATTATTTCAATCAATGATTTGCTCTTGAATAAATGAGCTTCATCACCTATAATAACTCCATAATCTTCAAAAAATGAACGTTCTAGTTTATATACTGATTGCCATGTTGTAATAGTAACGGGATGTTCATTTGTTTTTTCTCTTCCAGAATAAATGCGATGACAATATGATTCAACATCCCAACCATAATCCCCAAAATCCTTGTACATTTGCTCTACAAGAGATGTCGTTGGAACAACTAAAAGAATTTTTTGCCCTTTCTCAACATAATATCTTGCAAGAGAATAAATCATCAGAGATTTGCCACTCGCAGTGGGGCTTATCAATAATTTTCTATTGTGTTTTAAAGCATCGTATACTCCATCAATTTGATAATCTCTAGGAGAATGAGAACATATAGACTTCATATAGTCTTTTACACCCTCAAATGATATCATATCATTTATTTCAAAGGGTTGACCATAAAATTTATTTTCTTTAAACTCATATGTATAATTATGAAGAGTGAGTTTATCAATTATTTTATCTAATAAACCAACGTAAATCTCTCCAGTATGAGTGCTTAACAAACGAATCTTTCCATCCCAGTGCCTACTTCTATACTGGGACATAAATTTCGCAGACTCAACTTCAAATGTAAAGTATGGTTGAAGTTCGTATAAAATGTGTGGATCACAATGAAGTTTTAGATGCACTTCATTTTTCTTTTCAATAATTACGTCACTCATAGTAATCATAATACTATGAGTATTTATTTAACTCAATCCAGCAGTAAATCTCATAAACTCGATGGCATTCTTAATTTGATAAGTTCTATTTGATATCATTTTGAGAATACTATCAACATATATGAGCATTGTTTCGTAATAATCAACCTTTAATGAAGATTGTGATAACTTTTCGTCAGAGTCTAAGTATCCTTGAAGTGTTTCTTTATCTCTGACTTTTTTTGGAAATGGGTTTTCTAGATAAACATCAGGGTCTGCTTTACCTGTAAAATATTCATACTTTTGATGTCTAATATTTTTTTTCTGTTGTTCTGCTTTTTTCTTTAATAAAAGAATTGTATTATGAATTTCAAAATATTTTGAATGAAGAATTGGAATATTTAAAGATTCTGTATGAAGATTATCTGGATCTATTTTGGAATCTTGCTCCCACATTCTTTGAATTGCATCAAGGTCTAAACTCATAAAGGATTTCCGCCTAGATCTACTATATTGTAGATAGTATACTTGAAACTCACGTCTGCTGTAAAGTACTGAACATCAGTTGCTGTTGCATCAAACGATAAAGTTCCTAATGAATATGGAAATAAATCTTTAAATATAATTTGAAAATTTGGAACTGATGAACTTGTTAAAATTTGAAGTGTTCCATCAGAGTAAATATTTTGTCTATCGTTTAAATAGTTTCCTTTAGCTATTCCAGATCTATTTAAATCTCTAAATTCCTGCACTTCTTCTGGGTATCCAAGTCCACGAATCCAATTTTGAACCTCCATATAGTTTTCTAAATCTTCATCTACAAGAAATCTTAAAGAAAAATCACCAAAGACTATTTTATCCCCTGGAGTATCAATATCTTTTAAGTAAGATGGTTGAATAGCAATTCCTAGATTTAAATCTGGAATATTTGCAGAGTTACAAAAGAATGAAACTTTAGGAGCTCTTTTTAAAGAAAATTTAAATCCTGTAGGAGATAAAAAGTTTCTATTTTGTGGTTGATCGGATGACATTACTTATATCCTCATTCATTAATAATAGTGCCGTACCATTCTTCACTCATACCATTAATAATTAAATCAGCAGACTCTTTGTCTTGAGCATAACCTTCCCTGATTAAATGCTCAACAATAATATTATACTTTTCAATTGCTTCTTTTGTTTCTCTTGGTGTTGATTTCATTTTAATTATAATATCCTTATTTTTATTTAGATAAAAAAAAAGACCCCCCGAAGGAGGTCTCGTATAATCTTGTGAGAAAGACTTACATGAGATTTTTGACCGCAACTCTACGATAGTAACGGTTTGCATTAATTGAAAGACCGCCAAGACCTGCAGTAGTACCCTCAGCGAATGGGTTTGCAACCATTCCGTAACGGGTCTTAAATCCAATTTTTGGTTGGAAGTTGTTCTCACCAACGGCACGAACCATTTGGAGAGGAACATAGGGGCAGTAGAAGAGTCCTGCATCATAAGGAGAAGAACCCTTATAACCAACAACATAATACTGATTACCAGGAGTTCCGTTAGCGGTAGTCAGGTTAGCAGCATATGGGTCAATGTATACACGGAATTTGCCCATTAAAGTACCAGCAAAAGTATTGCCAGTATCATCAACGTTCAGATTGCTGTTGAGAGCAGGAGTATAATCAAGAACGCCAGCCATGGTCAGTGCTGAAGCAACGTCAGCAGAACACATGATGATGTTGCCCTTTCCACGACGAGTTCTTTGTGCGATTGCGTTAGCATCACGCTCAATTTGGAACAGAAGTCCTTTGAACTTCTCAACTGACCAACGACCGTTGGAATCAACGTCGAGGTCGAATACACCAGCAGTAGCGGTGTTTTGAACAGCACCTTGCTCAGCAACCTTATAGATGGTTCTGATAACTTCGCGGTTGATTTCAGCAAGAATCTCTGTTGAGAGAATGTTTGCCAATTCCGCTTCAGCATTCAGACCGTGGATTGCCTTGAGGTCTTGTGCGAGTTCGAGTGAATATTCGGCTTTCAGAGCGCGTGATTTTGCAGTAACGGTAACTTTCTCGATTGAGAAAGCCATTTCGTTAAAGTTGTTTTGGTTAGCATCTCCAAGTGCTTCTGCATTACCCGATGGCATTCCTTGACCAACGTTATATGGAGAAGGTTCGGTGGTTGCAGTACCAACTGGGTTCAGAACTGAAGGGTTGGTTCCTGACTGTGAAGTAGTACCAAAACCAACTTTAGAATCTGGGATGATGTTACGTCCATCATTTTGACCCGACCATGCAGTATCAGCTTCGTTATAGAACGATTCAGTACCACTTTGGTTCTTGTAGCGTGAACGCATTGCGAAGATGAGTCCAGTAGGACCGCTCATTGGTTGAACGCCAGCAATATCATAGGCGATCAAGTTAGGCATTGAACGTCTGATCAATGAGATCAGAACTGGATCGAAACCAGCGGTAGGACCGCCAGCAGCAGAAGTACCGCCGTAACCGCCGGAAGCACCAGCAGCGTTAGCTGAGTTGGTTGGACCTTCTGCAAGGAATGATCCGGAGGTTTCGAAAGCAGATTGCTCACGAAGGAATTTTTCTTGGTTTTCGAGCAGGACAGCGGTTACAGCTCTACGATGTGAATCTTTGATAGAATCAATACCCTCATAATTGAGGAGAGGTGCCCACTTTTCCTGCAACTGTTCGGAATGGAACATTTGCTTTTACCTTTTTGTTGTGTGTTTGTTTACGTTTGAATTATATTAAATTCAATTATTTGCTAAATGATGAAAGAGTTTTCAGATATGAAGCCATAGATCCAGAAACTTGTCCGTAATCATTGCTTACGCCTTCTGAAAGAGTTTCAGATTTAGCAGATGGAGAAACTCCTCTTGATGGGAAATATGATTCCCTTAAAGTCTCCAGTTTTTCACGATAATTATCTTCACTTTCAAACTCAACACTTTCGGCAAGTGAAGCGAGCTTGTCTTTCTGAGTGTCTGCAAGACCTTCAGAAACTTGATCTAAGATTCCATCAGCAACCGACTCTGCGAGACGCTTGTTAAGGGAAACATTCTTCTCAATTTGCTCGTTGAGTTTTGTCTCCATATCATCAAGTTTGTCTACCATGCTCTCAAGCACATCATATTTATCTTCAGGGATTGTTACATAATGTTCTTCAAAAAGTCCTTTCAGACCAGTCATGAAGGATTCGGTTAACTCCTCCTTCAGACCACCTTGAATGGTAAGTTGGTTCTCAGCGAACCATTCTTCAGAAACATACTCAAGGTATGAATCTACACGCTCTGAAAGTTCAGATTTAATTTCTTCTACTTCCTCGGCAAGAGCAAAGGCATACTGCTCTTCAAGTGCTTCTTTAATATCAGAAACCTTTGATCTAAGAGCAGCTTCGAAGATTGTTCTTGCTTTTTCTTGGAACTCTTCAGAGAGTTCTTCGCCGCCAAGAAGTGCATTGACATCTTCTTCGATGTCAAACTCTTCCTTCATTTCATCTTCATCATCTTCCTCTTCGTCATCTTCTTCAGACTTGGAAGGTTTCTTTTTGCCGTACTCTTTTTTATCTTCTTTTTTATCCTCTTCGCTACCTTCTTCTTCTTTTTCGGCAGCTTCTAAGAGTTCTTCATCTTCATCATACTCAACTTCTTCCTCTTCCTTAACAGAAGACATTGGCATTGCTGCTTTAGCACCTTTGTTGACAACATCCCTAACTTGCTTAAGGGTTGCTCCAGGTGTCTTCAGCTTTGCTGAATCGTCATCTGTTTTGTAATTAGAAGGATCTGGTCCACCCAAATCTTCCCAACTTGCGGTTTGTCCTGGTGTTGCACCAGACA